CAGTCTTGGCTTCTGCGTTGACGCGGGCGCTGGCAAATTTCAGAGTCGACTGGCTCCCGGTGTTGCGCGCAAAGGCGCTCCAGCAGTAGTCAGCATCACTCATCGCGCTCGCGAACGTCACCCGGTACTTGCCCGTCGCTTCCCGGGTGACGCTGCGGACGTTGAAAGAGGAGCGGATCGTGATTCTGTTGCTGGCATAGCCGAAGGACACCCAGGCACGCGCAAGACCGGGATGGTCAGCCTTGATGCGCACTTTGATCTGAGCACCTATGGCTGCAGCCAGATCAGCGATTCTTTGGGACAGGCTCATACCGCATCAGTCCGATCAGGCAGCCAAAGCGGCTTCAAAGACCAACACGAAGTCAGTCTCCGGGTCGCCTATGACTGCCGCAGCAATCGCGCCGATGTTCTGACGGGCCTGCGTCTGCTCCGGTGCAGTGAGTGACTGCACCGCATCAAAGCGCACACGCTTGTCGACCGCTGTCAGCAGCGCAGCAATACCGCTCTCGTCACTCAGAATGGCTGTCTGCAGTTCCTTGAGGGTGTCAAAGGCGGCGTCGGCACCACCCAGAAGATCGGCCTTGAGCGCATCGAGCAATCCAGTGATCTTGGAGGCAGAGAAGGTGGTCGACGTAGCCGCCGAGTTGGCATCATCAATAACGGTGATGCCAGCAAGTACCAGTATTTGGCTACGCAGCTCATTGATGCTGGACACCAGATTGGTCTTGTCCGTGGTGGACAGATTGGCCAGGGTGCCGACTTGACCATAGATGGTCTTGAACTCTGCGGCCAGGCGCAGTACCAGGGATTCAATGCGAACTTGCAGACTCATGGGGAAATCTCCAAAGGGTTAAATTGAGCGAGCGCAGACAGCGCTCACGAGGACAACCAGCGACTCTTGATGACTCGCCGGACTGATTTCTGGGACCCAGAATGATTGAGGCCACCTTGTTCGGTGGCCTGTACTGGGTCAAATACTTGTATGCGCGCTGGCTTGTCCACGGGCTCGATACCGAGTTGCTTTTTAAGCTCGAGCCAATGGCGCTCCTCAAACCGGTCCAGGCCGGCTGCTGCTGCGGCGGCGCGGCAATAGACGTACGCGTCGAGCGCCTCGTTCCTCTCGCGCATCTTCTGCCATTCACGATGCGCAAAGCCATTTCGGTCGCGCCGGGTAATCAACTGCTCGGCGCAAAGTTGCTGAATGAACTCTGCATCAATCTTGGGCAGATGCACGTAGCCTGCGGGGTAGGAAACCGTGGTTCCGTCCTCCAGGACGTCTGGGGTCTTCCTCAGGTTGTTGTAGAACTCCAGCTTGGCCATGCTGACAGTGACCGAATACAGCTTGATGCCGCGGCGTAGTTTCCTTCCACCTTGGGTGACATCGACCGCCGTTGGCGTGCCGATCAGGGCAGCGCCGCGCGCCACACCTTTGACCGCCATGACCCGGGGGTCTCGAACTGAACGCACGAAGGCGTACGCCTCCTGGGTTGCAAAGCCTGTATCCAGCGCAAAGCGAACCAGTGGGAGATTGGCTCCGGATTCGTGCGTCCAGGTCTCTGAGAGCATCGACTTCAACCGCTTCCACACATCATCGCGCGCGGTGTCTCCCATCAGCACCCGGTGCTCGATCAGCCAGGACTCCTTGCCTACACCAAAGGCCCAGACCGATGCTTCGATCCGGTCCTTCTGCACATCGGCGGCGCCGACCAGTAGAAGTCCACCGGAAGGCACGGTACCAATCTTGTAATCCTCACGGCGCTCAAGCAGGCGTTGCCAATCTGGTGCTTCACCTTCTTCGACCCAGGTTTCACCGAGTTCGGTGTTCTTGAAGGTCTTGATGGCGGCAGCTGATCCAGACTCCTTGCTCACCGCGCTCTCCCAGGCCGCAGCGATGTCGCGACAACTGCGCCAACCCACCGGGCTGTACAGGCTCGAGAGGTGAAAGCCGGCAGTCCTCTTGGACTTGCTGCCACGCCCTTGCTGACTGGCATCAGCCTCGAGCATGCTTCGCCATTGGCCGCCCTCCAGCATCTGGGTCTTGTGGTGCTCGGCAATGCTCTGTTCACAACTCTCACACACATAGGCCGCCGTCTCGGGCAGACCTTTGCTCCAGCGCAACTGCTCAAAGCGCAGCCACTGCATGTGCTGGCAGTGCGGACACGGCACAAAGTAGCGCCGCTGATCACTTGCTTCAAATTCGCGCTCGATGGCCGATACGCCAGCGATGGTCGGGGTCGACACAATGAATATCTTGCGCCGGGTAAAGGTTCGGGTGCGGGCTTCGGCCAGTGAAATCGCATCACCTTCGCCCTCGACGTCCAGCGGATAACCATCCACTTCGTCCAGGAACAGGTAGCGGACCGGCATCGATCGCAATCCCACCGCGCTGTTGGCGCCAACCATGCGCAGCACACCGCCGCGAAACTCCTTGGACAGGATGGTGTTGCCGGAGTCCCGACTGCGTGCCGGCATGATCAGTCCGGCCAGCACCGCAGACTCCTCGATCAAGGAATCAATGCGTTGCTTCGAATTGTTCTTGGCCATGTCCACCGTGGGCCAGACCGCCATCATGGGGCCCGGTGCGTGGTGGATCACATAGCCAATCCAGTTATTGCCACATTCAGTTTTTCCAAGTTGAGCGCCAGCCATGAACACGATGCGCTCCACCGCAGAGGTCGGCGACAGGCAGTCCATGATTTCTTTGAGATAGGGTGTGCGGCTGGTACGCCAGCGCCCCGGCTCTGAGGACGCCACGCTGGAGAGCATGCGGTGCTGGTCAGCCCACTCTGACACCGTGAGCAGCGGATCGGGCATCAAGCCTTCTCTCCACGCTCTCTCGATTTCTTCGGCGCCTTCGTAATCTTCCATGTTCTGTGCTGGTCTCAATCGACTCGGGGGCTAAGGTTCCCGAGTTCCTGCAAGTGTTCGCGTACTGCACTCTCTAGCGAGACGTGCATGGTGTGCGTATCAACCTCCAACTTGGCCGCCATCTGCGCCGAAATCCGCGCTGGCCAGTTCAACCAGGCGTCTCGTTCTGACCTTGCCAGCTTGAAGACATGGGCTATCGCCTGGGGTCTGTCAACCAATTCACCCTTGAGTCGGGCCAGGCGGACCTTGTTCGTCTGTGCCTTGACGACTTCGTTGACGGTGCGCGCCTGAAGCAGTGATGTGCCGCCAGTGCCGCCGACATTGGCGGAGCCGGTTGCGCCGATACCGGCAGGCGTGCCAGAACTGCTTCTTTCAACGCCGCCGCCATCAGCGTCCGGCACCTTGACTTTGACCACCGGCCTTTGGGTGCCGATGTTGGGTGCGCTGGTATTGCGCTCCCACTGAGCATCGGCCTGATCTGCATCAATCGTTCCGTCAGCTTCTGGCGTGACGCGACCGCTGCGGATGGCCTTGTGCACGGCGGTGTCGGTGACCCCGCGGTGACGGGCGTAGGCGCGAATCGAGATTCCCATGGGTGTGGTTTGTGTTTTTCATTGCAGAAAACTGTGGTGTTGGTTTGAAGCCAAGCAATGTGCAAATAGATTCAAAGAATGATTGAAATTGACTTGGCTTCTCAATCGAACAGCGCCTTACTACCAACACCATCAATCAACCGCGAAAGGCAGCCAATGAATCAACTCGACGCCATCTTTACCCTGATCGCCAACAAGCATCTGGGCATTGAAACCCTCCAGACCAGAAATTCCGATCGGCTCGATTTCCACGACACAGCGGTCTGGTGCATCCGGGACGCCCTGGAAGCAGCCTTCAAGGCTGGCGTAGAAGTTGGTGCGTCGATGCCAAAACCCACTGAGTCAGAAATTGCCAACACTTCCATCTGAATCACAAGCCAAGCAGAAAACGCTTGGCTTTAACTGCGAACAGCGCCTTCATCACATCCCCTCAATCAACATCAAGGAAGAAAATCATGGGCATCACCCAACTCACCACAACGCAAACCCAGGTCCTGCAGCACGCGCTCGATCACAACAGCGGACGCATCGACTGGTTCCCCGACAGCGTCAAGGGCGGCGCACGCAAGAAGGTGCTGGACGGACTT